TGACTTCTGGTAGAGGCTCAGGACAAGACAACTATCCAGGTTCAAGCTCTAAAGTTGTATATGAAACCTTATCAATGCCTATCCCAACATATATTGAAGTCAAATACAGTATTTCAATAAGAGCCGAGTATCAACAGCAGATAAATGATTTGATAACTCCATTCTTGACCAGAACAGGACAGATAACTGCTATATCTATCAAGAATGAAGGACATAAATACGAAGCATTTATTCAAGGTAGTTTTGGACAAAATTATAATGTAAAATCTTTTCAAAACGAAGAAAGAATATATAAAACCGATATTGAAATAAAAGTTCTTGGTTATTTATTGGGCGAAGCTGCCAACGCCGATAGACCAAAAATAGCTATTAGAGAGAATGCAGTTGAATTCAAAATTGGAAGAGAACAAGTAATTCTTGGAGAAGAACCAAATTATACCCCACGTTCTTTTTACAAACGCTGACAGAAAAGACGTTTGGGAGCAATAATAACTATTTATTTATGAAGTTTCTATAGAGGAGAATTCTATGCCAGCTAATAGTTTTAAATTTGTTTCACCAGGTATCTTTCTCAACGAGATTGATAATTCCCAAATTCCTCAACCTCCCGGCGCAATTGGACCAACCATTATTGGTCGTGCCACAAAAGGCCGTGCTATGCACCCAATTAAGGTTGACTCGTTTTCTGATTTCGTTGATCAATTTGGACCTCCAGTAGCTGGTGGTATTGACTCTGATTACAGAGCTTCTACTTTCGCTGGTCCTACCTACGGTGTTTATGGCGCACAAGCTTATCTTGCTGCTGGTGTAGGTCCAGTTAATTTTATCCGCTTGCTAGGTATTCCACACGCTGAAACAACTGATGTTAACGGAGAAGCTGGTTGGACTACTTATGACTATTCAGGTGGTTCTAGTCCTACTGCTGTTTCTTACGGTACTGCAACTGGTGGTGGTGCTTACGGTTTGTTTATTGCCCCTTCAGGTACTGTTCCACATACCGCTACCTTAGCTGCTGTGTTCTACGTCACAAAAGGTGGTATTACTCTTTCTGGCACTTTAGACAGAACTGGTGCAGCCGGTACAGGCTCCAACGAAGTTGTCCGCTTTAGTGGTACAAACGCCGCTGTTGAACTCACCGCACAAGTTTATTCCACAAATGCTTACGGCAACCCAATCAAGTTTAAGTTCAACCTTGATAGAGATAGTTCACAGTTTGCAAGAAATGTATTCAATACAAACCCAGTACTAACAAATACTATTCTTGTTGATTCTACATCTCTAACCAAAAATGAAGCAGTATACTGGCTAGGTGAAACTTACGAGACACAAGTTCAACAAATTTTAACAGGTTCATTTAGCGAAGTATTTGCTTGGCTTTCACCTGTAGCTAGGACAACTGGTTCAACCTTATCTGATGGTTATTCTTACAACGGAATGAAGTTCAGTCCTAACTTCTCAATGCGTACAGATTCTAATATCATTGATGCTAGAACTGGTTGGTTCTTCTCACAAGATCTAAGCACCGATACCGCTTCTTATTCTTATGATGGTATGACCAAGCTATTCCGTTTCCACGGTCTAGACGCTGGTGAATGGACACAAAAGAATATTAAAGTTTCTATTGAAAACTTACAAGTATCACCAAATGCTGATGTTGATCCTTACGGTAAGTTCAGCGTTGTTGTCCGTTCAATCCGTGATACAGATGCTTCACCAACCATTCTTGAAAGATTTGATAATGTAAGTCTAAATCCAAACTCTACAGATTACATCGGTGTTCGCATTGGTGATAAAACAAGAAAGTTTGATTATACACTTCGTATTAACAAAGAGTATGGTCAATACGATAACCAGTCTCGTTACATTCGTGTTGAAGTTAATCCTTCTTTGGAAGAAGGTTTGTTTGGAGCAGAGCTTCTACCTTTTGGTGTCTATGGTCCAATTCGTCCAAAGACTGTTTCACAACTAAGAACCGGTACAACCGCTGGTACACTTGCTAGTATGATCGGACACGGTAGTTTCGTGTTCGCGAGCAGAACCGATTCTTATATTAGCGGTGCTAGTACCTTTACTTCTTCCGTCGTATTCCCAGGCACTTCACAAAGACTATCTGCTTCCGATGGTTCCATCACAGATCCAACCAAGGCTTACTTCGGCGCTCGTACAACCATTAGCGCAGATTCAAGCCGCTATGATACCAGCGTTCCAGATTGCCTAAGACTATACGGTATTGACGAGAACCAAAACATTGGTATTGGTGGTCTATCTTCCAACTCAGTATTTGAACATCAATGGGTGTTCTCACTTGATGATCTTATCATTGGTGGAAGCAACAACAACCAAGCTTACTACCTAAGTGGTTCCCGTGTTGCTGGTACTTCTAAGACAGCCCTAAATGCCTCTACCACAGGCAGCGACTCTGGCTATAAGTCAGTCATCAATGCTGGTTTCGCACGATTCACAGCACTCTTCCAAGGTGGCTCTGATGGTCTAAACATCCAAGAAGCCGAACCTTTCCAATACAGAAGACTTCAAGGTACCAACAACAAAGCTAGTGCAGAATACAACTCAGTTGAATTGGCTATTGATTTGGCTTCTGATCCAAATATGCTTGAAACAAATATGATCGTTGTACCAGGCGTCCGCAATAGTGCTATCACAGACAAGGTTATTACAGCATGTGAAAACCGCGCTGATGCTCTTGCTATCATTGATATTGACGATGGATACAAGGCTTCTACAGAAGCTAACGCAACTACAAGAACATTCAAGTCAAGATTAGGTTCTGTCTCTAACGCAGTTACCAACCTTCGCGCTCGTAGAATCAATTCTTCGTATGCTTGTACCTACTACCCCTGGGTTCAAATCCGCGATTCAATCAATGGTCAATTGGTTTGGGTTCCACCTTCAGTTGTCGCACTCGGAACTATGGCTTCCTCCGAAAGAGTTAGCGAAGTTTGGTTTGCTCCTGCTGGCTTCAACCGTGGTGGTCTAAGTACTGGTGCCGCTGGTTTGCCTGTCGTCAACGTTGTTGAGAAGCTAACCTCCAAGCAACGTGATGACCTTTACGCTGCCAACATCAATCCAATCGCTTCGTTCCCATCTGAAGGTATTGTGGTCTTCGGTCAAAAGACATTGCAAGTCACTCCTTCTGCTTTGGACCGTATCAACGTCCGCAGATTGATGATCTACGTCAAGAAGCAAATCTCCAGATTCGCTGCTAACGTTCTCTTCGATCCAAACGTCACCGTAACTTGGAACCGTTTCAAGGCTGCTGTTGAGCCATTCTTGGGTTCTGTCCAAGCCAGACTAGGTTTGACTGAGTACCGACTCATTCTTGATGAAACCACCACAACTCCAGACTTGATAGATCGTAACATTCTATATGCTAAGATCTACTTGAAACCAGCAAGAGCTATCGAATTCATCGCAGTTGACTTCGTTATCTCCAGAACCGGTGCTTCTTTTGAAGACTGAAAAATAAGTTGACACTACTTACTATAGAATAGGAGAAACAAATAATGGCAAATGCTTTCTGGACAGACGCAACTCTTAGAGATCCAAAAAGAAAGTTTCGGTTTACAGTTCAGCTTCTAGCATATCCAGGTGCTGCTACCTGGTATGCTAAATCTGTTGATAAACCATCTTTCGGTATCACTTCTACCCAACACGTTTTCTTAAACCACACCTTCAATTATCCAGGTAAGGTTGAGTGGAAAGATATTACAGTAACCTTAGTTGATCCAGTTGAGCCAGATGCTGCTGCCAACACAATGGCTATTATCCAGAATGCAGGATATCATCCTCCAATGGATGTTCAGGATTTATCCACAATGTCTAAATCCCGTGCTGTTGGTGCCTTAAAGGGTGTTATCATCAAACAAATTGGCTCAGAAGGCGACCTTGACATTCTTGAAGAGTGGACATTGAGAAATGCTTTCATTACTGATGTTACTTTAGGTGATCTCACTTATGGCACAGATGATTTGTCAGAAATCAAACTTACTCTAAAGTATGATTGGGCTACCTGCTTTATTCCTGGTGCTGGCTCTTCGGTTGATATTTCAGGTCAACCAGCGGGTGTGGCTCAACCATTCCAGCCAGTTAGAAACACCTTCTTTGATTTGAGTAATAGAAGATAATTTATATTTGAGAGGTAAAATTGTCTAGAAATAACCAGAGCAGGCTGCAAGCTCCACAGCCTGCTTTTTCCGTTGATCCTGTGAGCGCAATGCCCCAAACTCATATTAGCATTTCAGTTCCAAGTGAGTTTGTTGAGCTACCATCCCGTGGAATGTTTTATCCACCAAGCCACCCGCTTCATCGCAAACCTTCTATTGAGATAAAGCATATGACAGCTAAGGAAGAAGATATCCTTACGTCAGAAGCTTTGATCAAGAAAGGTCTTGTATTGGACCGTTTAATTCAAAGTGTTATTCTTGATAAGAATATAGATCCTTCAAGCCTATTGGTATGTGATAGAAATGCTATTTTGATAGCTATTCGCATTACTGGGTATGGTCCAGAATATGAAGCAACAGCTACTTGTCCTGCTTGTGGACATAAACACGATATCAACTATG